TGCAGCACCAAGCTCCTGTGTCAGAAGACGATGCTCCTATGCACGATTTAGAAAAGGCTATGCCTGACTTTTATAAGAGGTCTGGGGATTATAGGACAGGAAGTAAACTTGATTGGGCAACCTTGGATATTTTAAGAAGAGTAAAAGACGACCCAGAGCAGCAAGTGAAAGTTTATCGTGCGGTGCCTATTAATGCTTCTAATACTATTAACTATGGTGATTGGGTTACTGTTAACAAACAGTACGCAGAAGACCACGGTGAAGGGATGCCTGAAGGATTTAAGGTTATCGAAGGTGCAGCAGCAGCAAAAGACTTAAAAACTAACGGTGATTCTATACATGAATTTGGGTACGCTGCGCGTCAAGGCAAAATTGTACCTATATACCACTCGACTAATGAAGACTTTAAAGAGTTTGATACTAAAAAGTCGGCAGACGGAACAATATGGTTTTCTGATAATTTAAGCCTTGTTGAAGGTGGATACGATGGTGCTTCAGGTAATGCTCTAGTAGTTACTCGTTATATAGATGAAAGTAAGTTAGCTTTAGCTTCACGTTCCCAAGAAGATAAGTTAATGCACTCACAGCTACAGAATATGGGATACGATGGTGTTAAATACGTTGATTCAGCAGATAACGTCTACCAAATTTATGACCCCAGTAAGTTACAAAGTAATGAAGTAGACCTATCTGAATTACCAGGAGCATTAACGCAACCTGAGTCTCCACAAATACCATTCGACTTCACTACACCTACCGTTGGTCAAATCAAGGATAAACTTGAGGATGCCAAGGGTGCAGTGCAGATGGTCATTGGTAAGCCTGGCACTCAGTTTGAAAATGGTCTGTCCAGTATGGAAGACTTTAAGCAGCTTGCAGACATGCTGAATGTCTCTATGGGTATCTTTGATTCTCAAAAAGAATTCATGGAAAAATACTCAGTGACTGAAGGCACTCGCGGTTTATATGGTTCTAACAAAGGCGGTGTCAGTGGACAGATTGCGATACTTGCGAATGGTATAGAGTCAGACTTACTTTACACAACAGCCCACGAAAGTGCCCACCCTTTAGAGTCTCGACCTGCGAGTAATGAAGAAGCTGAGCTACTGTTCGGTAGAAAAGTATCAGGAAGGCACCCTAAATCAGAGAATGTCAAAAGGAATGTTTATACAAACAGTCTAAGGGCAAAACTACGTGGTAAATATGGTAGCGACCCTGTAATACAAGCTGAGATAGACAAGCTCCAGGATGGCACTGTTATTTTTATCGCAAATCGCCCTGACTTACCGGGAAGACCTGCTCGCCTTAATCTAGGACAAACCTATGAAATGTTCCGTGATGAAAATCCCCAAGGCTCAAAAGGTCAGGCGTTACTAGACGCACAAAATTCATTCCCTGCGTACCAAGGTTACATGAAAGGTGACGGTGAGTTTGCCGTTGACCCTGTTATGTTCTACCTAATAAATCCTAAAGCTATGAAAAAGGATATGCCTAATACCTTCAAGTTTATGCAGAAGCATTTTAACGAAAGTAACATTCCAATAAAAATATACGCTAGTCCACTAGCAACCATCATGGCTATCTTGATGGCAGGAATGATAGGCGGTGAAGAAGAAGAAGAAAACCCAGGAATCCTGACTCCAGGACCTGGGATGTTAACAGCCTAAAGGAAAACCCCATGAAAGTGAGAGCATATGACCTGGTCAACATTTTGAGCCAGGTAGACCTAGTTAAATCGTCAAAACTATTGTCCCAGGAACAAAAACAGGATGTCTTCAAAGAGATGCTGACTGACCTTCCGATGGACATGTTCTGCAGCGGTCAAAAGAATACACGCGCTGCATTGGTTGATGTATTAAGCAAGGAGATTACAAAGGATGAGCCCAAGAAAAAAGTCGCCCCCAAAAGTAAAAAACCCAAACATGGCGAGAAAAAATAATTACTTCAAGACACTGATGTCCACGCCAGAAGGCCGGGCACTCAGAAAAGAATGGTCTACTAAACCTCGTAAGAATCCTGGTAGACCTTTTGGGGTCCCCGATGGTCATACAGCAAAAACCATTGCCCCAGTTCGAGAGCAAGCTAAACAAGACGCTAAAAAGGTAGTAAAAATTATGTCAGAGAAATTTAATATTGAAGACGAATATCAGAAAGAAGCCCTTACCACTGCAGTTGAAGTCATGCGCCTGGATGGTCAGTCGCGTGAACGCCTCGCAGCTGCCAGGTTAGTCCTGGATTTTACTAAAAGTAAGCCTGCTTCTAAATCTGATGTATCTATCTCTAGAGCAGAAGATTTTCTTGCATCATTGTTAACTGAAGAAGAGCAGCCGCATGAACAAGCAGATGAAGGAAGTTCGGAAGAGACTACTGACTGATTTTGATTTCTACTCTAAGTCTGCCCTTAAAATAAGAACAAAAGAGGGCAAGATACATCCTCTCAAACTTAACGCTGCACAGACAATACTTAACGAAGCTGTAGAAGGCCAACTGGCTACAGAAGGTAAGATTCGTATTATCATTTTGAAAGCCAGGCAGCAGGGTCTAAGTACCTACACTGGTGGATACCTGTACTACTCAGTCAGTCAGAAAGCAGCTCGTAAGGCAATGGTTATTACACACCACGCTGATTCGACCAGGGCTCTCTTTGATATGACCAAGAGATTCCACGAACATTGCCCAGAGATACTTAAGCCTCACACCGAATACAGCTCACGAAGGGAGATTAGTTTCGATGTTCTTGATAGCTCTTTTGTTGTTGCTACAGCAGGGGGAACATCGATAGGGCGTGGAGAAACTTTAAGCCACGTCCATGCTTCCGAATTGGCGTTCTGGCAAAAGTCTACAGCCCTGGACAACTGGAACGGCCTGGTACAAGCAGTGCCTAACACCCCCGGTACTGCGATTTTTGTAGAGTCTACTGCCAATGGTGTCAATGGTATTTTCTACGACCTCTGGCGTGGTGCTGTGGACGGTACAAATGGTTACATCCCAGTCTTTATTCCGTGGTTCACGGACTCAAGCTACCGCGAAAAGGTCAAAGAAGACTTTGAGAGAACTCCAGAAGAAGATGACCTGGTAGAAAAGTTTGACCTGGACAATGAGCAGCTTATGTTCAGAAGACGCAAGGTTGCTCAGAATGGTTTGGATTTATGGAACCAGGAGTATCCAGGTGTCCCTGAAGATGCCTGGTTGACCACTGGTCGGCCTGTGTTTAATCCGCAGCAATTAGTTAAGCAGCTTGATGAAACCAGGGACCTGGAATCTCGTCTTGCCCTGGAGGGTGATGACTGGGAGAACAACCATCGTGGCGAATTGTTTACCTTTAGGCCACATGTTCCTGGTGAGAACTTTGTTATCGGGGCCGATGTTGCTATGGGCGTTAGGAACGGTGACTACTCAGTTGCCCAGGTCCTGGACTCAAAGAAACGCCAAGTAGCTGTCTGGAGAGGCCACGTTCACCCTGATTACTTTGCCCAGGTACTTTATAAACTGGGGGAGTATTACAACTTTGCACATATCTGTGTTGAGAACAACAGTCATGGGATTTTGACTTGTACTCGCCTAGGTAAAGACATGGCGTACCCGAACTTTTACACGACTGTACAGCACGATTCTGTGACTGACAGAGAGACCGTAAAACTAGGTTTCACTACAACCTCAAAAACTAAACCACTAATAATCGATCAACTAAGAGCAGCAATGCGTGAAGAAGAAATTGAGCTTAACGACAAGGTCACTTTGAGAGAAATGCTCTCATACATAGTGACTGAATCTGGAGCCATGCAAGCTGAATCTGGCTGCTTTGATGACTGTGTGATGTCTCTTGCCCTGGCTAACTATGTACATGAGGGTGCTTGGGACCCAATTGAATCTTCAGACTCTTACTATATTGAAATGGTATAAAACAAATGGCAAAAAAGCTTAAAGAAAAAAAACTATCGGATGACAACATTGTTGCATTGGTAGACGAGCAGGTAGGCTTATCTGTTGGATACGCAGACTCAGAGTTAGCGACTGAGAGAGCTAAGATAATTGACTACTACAACGGAACGCTGCCCAAGCCCCTACATGACGGTAACAGTAAGTATGTTTCTCTTGATTGCTACGATGCAGTAGAAAGCCTTAAAGCTGCTTTGCTAGAGACCTTTAGTGCAGGTAACAAGACAGTACGTTTTGCTGCACAGAATGAAGATGATGTTCCCAAAGCAAAGGTCTGCACTGAATACACTGATTACGTGGTTCATCGTCAGAACGACATCTACTCAGTCATGTCTACAGTTATTCATGACGGACTTATCGCCAGGGCAGGAGTTGTCAAAGTATTTTGGGAAGAGTCTGTCGAGTATGACTACGAAGAGTTTACTGACATCACCGATGGTGAGCTTAATATGCTGCTTGCCCAGGATAACGTAGAGTTAACTGAAAGCTCTACTGATGAGTTAGGTCTTATCTCAGGAACTATAAGTATTGAGCAGGACACTAGCCAGGTTGTAATTGAAAACGTAGCACCCGAAGAGTTCCTCATTGAGACCCAAGCCAAGAGTCTTAAAGACGTAAACTTCTGTGCCCACCGAACAAAGAAGACTTTGTCTGAGCTACGCCTGGAAGGTTACAGTGAAAAACTTATAGCAAAGATAGGTGAACACAGTGATGTTGACCTAGATACCTCGCCAGAGGTCCTTGCAAGGTTCGACAACGTGGGTAACTTCCGTGGTACTAAAAGCGGTGGATACCAAGAACAAGTTCGCAGCGTGATGGTCCATGAAGCATATATCATGCTAGACGTTGATGGTTCAGGTGTCGCTGAGTTACACCGGGTTATCAAAGCAGGTAATGTCCTGCTGCTCAAAGAGAAAACCAATCGCAAACCCTTTGTGACATTTGTTCCTCTCCCGGTCCCTCACAGTTTCTATGGTAACAACTACGCTGACAAGGTGGTTGCTACTCAGAACGCCAGGACCATCTTGACCAGGTCTATCCTAGACCACGCCATGATTACTAATAACCCACGGTATACGGTAGTTAAAGGAGGTCTAACGAACCCCAGGGAGCTGATTGATAATAGAGTCGGTGGCTTGGTGAATGTGTCTAGACCCGATGCCATTGCACCGCTCCTACAGGCTCCTTTAAACCCTTATGTCTATCAGACTATTCAGATGTTGGACGAAGACAAAGAAGACACTACTGGTGTCTCTAAGATGTCTCAGGGCCTAAATAAAGACGCTATATCCAAGCAAAACTCAGCCGCTATGGTTGAGCAGCTTGCAACTATGTCTCAGCAGCGTCAGAAGATAATCGCCAGGAACTTTGCTACACAATTCGTTAAGCCTCTATTCCAAGAGGTCTATCAGCTTGTATGTGAAAACGAGTCTCAGGAACGCATTGTTGAGCTTTCGGGTAACTATGTCCCTTGTAACCCACGCGACTGGAAAGAAAAGCGCGATGTTGTTATTGAGCTGAACCTAGGTTACGGAGAGCAAGAGAAAGAGTCTCAAAAGTACCTGGCACTCCACACCATGATGACTTCTGACCCGAACCTGTCAAAGATGTACCAGGCACCCAATCAGTATGCCCTGGCATCTAAGATTATGGAGCTGACAGGCATCAAAGAAGTCAGTGCTTATCTCACGAATCCCGAAAGCCTACCAGAAGAGCAACCAGACCCGGCTCAAGAACTGCAGCTTGAACTTATGAAGAAGCAGATTGAAGTCCAAGAGCGTCAGACTGCCCTGGGTGAAATGAAGGCGAAGATGGATGTTCAGAATGCTCAAATGAAACTTGAGTTAGAGAAAGCCAAAGCAGAGAACCAACATGCTATTCAGTCAGATAATCTTGACCTGAAAGAAGAGCAATTGAAGCATAAGAAGATAATCGATGCAGCTGAGCTATTACTAGCACAACAAGCTGACGAGATTACTGCCATCGCATCACCGAACGGATAAACCGTTCAAAACAACCCCACTCTTAAAGGAGAGTAAAGCATGAACGAAGAGCAACTCACATTACTTGGTAATGACGCGGAAGCACTGTTAAACACAGAAGCTTTTACTAAAACAATGAACACGATGGTCGATGCTACCGTCCAAGCGTTCTTAGGTTCTGCCCCCGATGAGGCCGACAAAAGGACTGAAGCTTATGGACACTATCGAGCCTTGGTAGACATTGTTAACACCCTACGTCAGCAGGTTGAAGTACGTGACCAAATCGATGCCAAGTTAAACGAAGAAGAAACTACTGAAGAGGAATAAGACCATGTCAGTTATTGATAACGTCGAAAACGATTCCAACTCGCAAGCAGCACTCACGTTAGACGATGCTGCAGAAGCCATACTAGGAAATTGGGTGGACCCGGAAACGGTATCCGAAGATGACG